TAGATTAGATGGCTTCAAAAAATCAAATGGGAAATCTTTTACCACAGCTCCATGCTCAAGCAATTCCCCTTCCATCTTCTCTCCTGAAATATCTGGATTTTGGACGTCCCCTTCTACTGGTTTCTGCTGTGGAAGATAATGATAAGTAGTTTCCCTTCGCCAAAATGGATTCGGGCAATAAAAATTTATAGTATTTTGCGACCAGGTATTTTTGATGCTTGAAACTCCCGTTTCTGATTCGATGCAATATCCTTCAATATAATATTCGCCAAAATATATCCTTCCCGGCCTTTTTCCCATTACATCATTTTCAAAATCTTTCCTCAGTCTATCAAGAAGGCTTTTTCTTTCCTCAAGACCTCCTCTGAATTGCAACACAATCTTATAGTTTTGTGCTTCTTTTGTGAACTCTTTTAGTCTTTCTCCAATCTTCTCTTTTTCTGAACTGGGTTTCCATGAATATTTGTGGAAATTCCCTTCTGATGCCCTCATTTCCTGAGCATATAAATCGTATTCGTTTCCACTCGATGCTTTGTACTTTATCATGTAAATACAACCCCCAATTCCTTTAATGACCTGGTCACTTCTCTGTCTTTCAAATATATTTTTATCACGGGATTTTTATTGGCAATCATCTCCAATAACGCCAATATTTCACGAAGCAATTCTTCAACTGTTGTATCTGATGTATTTTTCGTTCTTCCGATTCGCCCGTTGTATTCAATACCTGTTTCAAAAGGTTTTGTCACAGTTCCTTCCATTAGGTTGACGGATTTTCTTATCGGTCCAAGATTCCCTTCAATACCTTTTGCAAATCCCTGGTCTATCATTTCTCCGACCCATATTCCCCATCTGGACGGAGAATGTATTCCGAAAAATGCGAGCACCTGGTCTTTAAATCCTCCCAGTACGCCCTTTACTGCGTCCCATAACTGCCCTGCTGCTCCTGCCAGTCCTGAAGCAATGCCGCTTATAATATTCATTCCAACAGACCACCAGTCTGTATTTGTAAATACTCCAATAACCTCATCAACAATCTGCGGAATCTGCGCAACCAAATCTGGTATAGCACTCACAATACCCGAGGCAAGATTGCCTAAAATCTCAATACCCGTCTGCAAGATTCCTGGCAAATGCGCGCCTATCGTGTTGATAAAGTCTGATACCGCCTGGCTCGCTGATGAAACAACCTGCGGCAAATTGTTTATAATTCCATTGACAACGCTTAAAATCATCTGAACACCAGATTGCAATACAGACGGCAGGTTTTGTCCTATTGTGGAAATAAAATCGGCTATTACTTGCGTCGCTGACGAAACAATTTTAGGCAGATTATTGGTAATTCCATTTGCAACGTTCAAAAGCATCTGGACACCTGATTGCAGCACTTCCGGAAGCATTTGTAAAATTTTATTTATGAAATTATTAACTACCATTCCGGTTGCTGAAATCAGCACTGGTATCTTAGACAGAATTCCATTTACCACATTTGTGAGGATTTCCATTCCTTTTGCCAGTACCTGCGGCAGCATACTTGTTGCTTTATCCAAAAAATTATTAACTACCATTCCGGTTGCTGAAATCAGCACTGGTATCTTAGACAGAATTCCATTTACCACATTTGTGAGGATTTCCATTCCTTTTGCCAGTACCTGCGGCAGCATACTTGTTGCTTTATCCAAAAAATTATTAACTACCATTCCGGTTGCTGAAATCAGCACTGGTATCTTGGACAGGATTCCATTTACCACATTTGTGAGGATTTCTGTTCCTTTTGTCAATACCTGCGGTAAATTCTTTGTAATCGCATCAAGTACCGCCCCGATTATATTTTTATCAGTTCCGAGAATCTGTCCGGCCGCATTGTCAACCCCTGTACGGAGGTTGGTGATAAGATTCTGCGCAACCTCTACCCAGTCTGTTTCAAGCAATGCGATTCCGAATGCGGAAATTACGTTCCAAGCCGCTTCTATGAGGAATGGAACCCCATTTACAATTCCAGTGATTAATGACGTCACCAACTGCAGCCCCTGTTCTACAAGCTTGTCCGCGTTTCCAGCCAGCAAATTTAAGTTCAGCGTCATCATGGATAGTCCCTGTTCAATCAAGGCCGGAATACCTTTTATTACATTCCCTATCATCGGGAGAAAGTTTCCTACAAAAAATGTATGTACGGTTTCCTGCAAATCCAATAAAGGCTGTTGTATGTCATTCCCCAGCGAAAGATTTCCTACCAGGTTTTTAGCGGCTGCTTTCATAGCCATAAAAGAACCGGTAAAGGTTGTTGCTGCTTCCTTTGCAGTAGTCCCGGTAATTCCTAATTCACCCTGTATCACATGGATAGCTGAATAGACATCTGATAAATTATTAATATCGTACTTGATTCCGGTAATCTTCTGTGCATCTGCAAGCAGTCTTTCCATTTCCGTTTTCGTTCCGCCGTATCCAAGCTTTAGATTGTCAAGCATGGTATAATTTTGCTTTGCAAATCCCTGATATGCGTTCTGTATGAGTTCCATGCTTGTGCCCATTTTATTTGCATTGTCGGACATATCGACCATTGCCATGTCTGCAACGTCCGCCGCCTTATCTGTATCATTTCCAAGGCTGCTTAACAGGCTTGCCGCAAAGCTGGTAGTCATTTCCATGTACTCGTTTGCACTCATTCCGGCCGTCCTAAAGGCCTGTGCCGCATTTTCTTTTACTTTATCTGCGCTGTCCTTAAATAGTGTTTCAATTCCTCCAAGACTTTGTTGCAGCGCTGCACCTTCGTTGATAGAGGTAGATATAGCCTTTCCGATTCCTGCTGCGGCAATAACGCCTTTTATCGCACCTGCCATATTTGCCCCGAACATCCTTCCGGCAGAATCCCCTTCCGAACCAAGCTGCTCAGATATCTTTCCTTTTATCCCTCTTGCAGATGGTACAATCTGCACATACGCTTTCGCAAGTTCAGTCCCCAACTATATCTCACCTCCTGCCCGTTTTGTCCACTCCTGTTTAAAGTCTTCTCCAGAATCAAATGCAACGATATCACTATTTTTTTCTGTTTCACCTGCCAGAATAGCAAGCAACGACTCTGGTCTATTGACTCCTTTTGCTCCCTCTGAGCTATTCAGCCATGCAAGCAATTTCGTATTATCTACCAATGCCGATAAAAGCATCTCCTCTGTGGTAATTTTTACGTTGGCCATACGCATTTTTATCCGAGAATCATCTCCTAGCCCACAAGAAAAGGTCGCAACCGCTTTGCACGGCAACGACCTGTAATCAAAAATTTTATATGTTTCTGCAAGGTCGCAAATCAAAGCGTCCTCGTCAGTATTGATCATGTGTGCTAGGATTATGAGTTTTTTCCCTGACCGCAGCTGGTAAGGATTTCCCCAATGGCTTCACCCATTTTTCTGGCTGACACCCTTTTGTTTTCTCCTCTGATATGTTCCATTAACGCTTTTTTCTGCTCTTTTCCCAGAAGCTTTTCGGCTACCATTGGAATCTTGCCTGCATTTCCATTGTCCACCTCGCACAATACTTCCAGAAACTCATAATCGTCCATAAGTTCCTCGTCAATTTCAAATTCAAATCCATTTTTGATTTTTCCTGTAATCATTCTGCTCCTCCTTTGATATATTCGTAATGCGTCTGTCCTTTACTGTCCGGCACAGCTGTCAGTGTCATTTCATAGCCAATCGCCTCATTGTCTTTATACACAATATCTCCTAGCTCCGAAAGAGTTGCATTGGGGATTACGATTCTTTTCAGTGCCCCTTTCAATATTATATCGACAACCCAGGCGCATGAATCTGCTTCCGTATTGTTTGCTTTTACAGTAATTCCTTCTTCCAATGTTCCGGTAACGTTTTTTTCTCCATAAACAACTTTCAGTACCTCAATATTCAGAATTTCAAGTAATTTCATCTTGAATGTATCCGGCTTTGAGGTCTGCATATTCAGAATCGTATCACCGCCCCATGCTTTCTGTGATTCTGATTCCGGGCTATTCGTATTCGTGACGCCGTCATCTGAACAATATCCCAGTTCTTTAAATGCTACATCTAACTTCGTTGTTGCATCTGTTGGGAGTGTGCTTCCCAGTGGGGCTCTGTATATGGCGCCTCCAATTTTAGGTTTGCCTGTACTTACATTTTTTACATCAGACATACTTTTTCTCCTTTCAAAAATGCGTAATATCAAAAACAGCCTGATAGCGATATTGTTTCCGGCTCGTATCCGAGTACGGGTAATCGCTGTTCAGGCTGCATCTGCTTACATCGTCTAATTCGATTATTTTCTTCATTGCTGCTTTTAATTTTTCATTCAAAAGCGCCGCTTTGTATAAAGATGTGGAGTATGATTTAATTGCAAGAGTTGCCTGTTTTATGTAATTTTCTTCTCCACTCCCTGTCTTCTCAATCAAAAAATACTCCTCCGGCATATCCGGTTCTTTTTCTGTATAGGCGGGAATGCCGATTGAATCTCTCAAGTAATTCAGCACAAATACTTCAATCATTTTCCTCCCACCGCCTTCAATATCGTGTTATTTTCCATATTCTCTTTTTTAGCTTTATGGCTGACCGCTGCAACCTCTGCATTGCATCTGACCTTTCCTGTCACACTTGTAACTTCATATCCACTCCCCAGCTTCTGTAATGCATTATTCGCATGTCCCTCACATATTTCCAGCATTTCCTGAGAGCGCAGGATTTTTCTGACTGATTCCCTGTTTAACACTACTTTCACTTTACTCATATGCTGTCACCAACCATTTCTCATTCCATTCGAGCGGTATATTTTCATCAATCCCTCGCTGCGGAAACCCTATAACCTGCCAAATCTGCCCAAAAAACTTTACTTTCTGGTCCTTCCATACATGATTGTCCCCCTTTGGGATTGCAATATTATATACTGCTTTTTTTCCAGTCAGGTTCATCATGTCTACCATTTCTGTTGTGCTTGCAGGCGCAACAAGAACATTTTCCACTGGTATTTCCTCTTCTTCGTAGATAGGGTGGTTGAATGCGTCCCTTCCATTTTCCACTTTATTAACCAGGATTACCGTTATTCCTTTTATCATCATACAGTTCAATTACCCCCATTCTCTGTCTGCGGAGTCCCAACCTTGCCAATTCGGATTTTTTTATAAAAAGCCCACCTCCTGGCACAAGATATGTCCCAGAAACAGAATATCCCAGTGCGGACTGCGACATCTGCGACATCGGTTCAGAATTTGTTGATGTCATAAGCGTTCTTGCGACTACATCTACTGTCACTGATTTAACCACGCTTTCAAAATACGGCTTTTCTGTAATCATCTTATCTAAATCTTTTCCGACCTTATCAGCCTCTGCCCTCAGACAGTCCGAAACAATCGACAGTAATTTTTCTGCCCGTTTTCCTTCCTCCGTAGACATTTCTCTCCACAGCTCTTCTATGTCATTTAGGCTTGCGAACGGTTCCATTTTTATCACCAGCCTTCTTTGTTGAGGAGCGGGGAGAAGGTTTTATCTTCTCCCAATCCCCACCGCTTAACTCACTTTCAATATTGATTACAGAGCCCGTTTTTTTGTTCCTATACGTCATTATTCTTCTACGACCCTTCCGAAGTATTCAGGGACTAAAATACCCCAGCCCAAATATACCTCTGCGCGAACATATACCTGGTTATAGCCCTTAAGGTCTTTTCCAGAATTATCCGGATCGCCATATTTAATAATTTCCAATGGAATATTTTTTGAAAATCCCCATTTGAAAGCGTTCTGAAAATCTCCCACAATCGCATGGTCTTTTACTGTCGCATTGTATACGGTTTTATTCACATCTACGGCCATTCCTCCAAGACTTGTAGGAGATGCTCCAAAACGGAATTCCGGATACTGTCTGACCCCATTTTCTTTTACCGTTGCCATATCTGCACCAAACGTATTGGATAATGCCATTCCTGTTACATCGCCGTCAGCTCCCTGGACAGCAGCAATGATTCCGTCCAGATTCGCGTCTGGAGTCCCTTTCGTATATGTAACTGTCTGTGTTACTTTGCTATCAAAATGGTTGGTTCCGACTACTGTAGAAGCTTCTCCTGTGCGTGGGTTGATTCCATGGAACGCTGCAAGGTCAAACCCTTTCGCAACTTTCGCCGCGAATCCATCGTTAAAGGCAGTTAAAACCTGAAGCTGCTCCTCTTCAGTAGCAAAAAGAAACTCGTCTGAAACACGGGCGCCATACTCAAACTTAATCGGAACAATTTTTACCGGCTCAATACTTAAGCCGCCCTCTGTTTTCTTTCCGTTTTCTGCGACAATATCAATTTCATTGTCCATGGAAAAAATAAACTCTTTCAGGCCGTTAAACGGGATTGGCGTCTGCCCGGAAAGCTTCGCAAGGGAAGATTTTCCCTTTACCTTACTGATTAAATCCTTCACTAATACTGGGTCAAATAAATTTCCTCTTTCTGTTGCCATTTTATTATTCTCCTTTCAAATTGTTCAGCATTTTCTTCATTGCTGCTTCTTTTGCTTTTTTAGTATCATGCACTTCCGGTTCATATCCCGGATATGGATTGCCTTTTTTCAGGAAGCCTGCCAGCGTCTTTGCATCTTTCTGCATATCCTCCTCTGTATCCCCGGAAATTTTTTCTGCGAGCTCGTAAGGAATGCCTGCTTCCATCGCAACCTGCACTTTCATAGCTTTCTTTTCATAATTTTTGATTGTAGCATCTTTCTCCGCTACCTGCTCCGGAGTCAAATAATCCTTGTACTTTTCCTGTACCTGTTCCGGCGATAAGAAACCTTCATATTTCTTCTGAACGTCCTCCGGCGATAAGAAACCCTCATACTCTTTTCTTATGGTGTTTCTTTCTCTCTCCAGCCTCTGGGAAATAGCTGTATCAAATTCCTCCTGTGTTTCAATTGCTTTAAATTCACTCATTTTTGCTCCTTTCTACCCACTTAACCCGGTGGTATCGGTAATCTTATATTAAAAAAACGCCCGTTTATCGGACGTCTTCTCAATACCTTGCTTTTTGTTTCTTTTTTTCCTTATTCCCTGCACATTTCCAATACGCCAAAATAACAGAATCAAGAAGGGAGATTTCAACTCCTTCTTTTATGGCTTTGTATCCAAATCCGCCGTTTGTTCCTATGCTTCTTTTTTCGCAGTTACTTACAGACTGTGTCAAAGACGGCTGATTCGCGTGGCAAATCATGTTTTGGAACAATCCCTGTTCGAACGAAGAATTTGCCATAATGATTTCTTTTACAGTAGGAAGGTCTGGCGCCTTTAACCCTGCCTCCTTCATATCGTTAGCTAAAAGCTGCTGCCCATTCGCGCCATCAACAACAACCGTCTTAGGCTTCATATGCATCAGATAGTCTATGATCCATTCATTTCCTGCCCGAATTGGCCTGCAATCAATACTTTCAACAAAAATCTTTCCCTCTGCTGTTTTAGCAGCAACAGACATGGATACATATTCTCCGCTGTGTCCGTATTTCACCCCAACAAAAATCTCCCCTTTTAATTGAGGTATGGCGCTTACTTTCAAAGATTCCCATTCTGCTTTGCTGATTTCTGATTTTTGATTGTACCGAAGCCATAGTCCCAACCTTTGAATATTGAAATCAATATCATCTGTAGTGATTTCTGCCCGTATTTTTCTTTCTGTCAAAATCGTTCCCAAGGAAGGATTTGCTTCGTACCAGGCTTCTATATCGTCAGGCGGCATTTGTTTTTCTACGGACCACTCTGCCCACCCGGAATCAAATCCTTTTCCCGAAAGAACTGTTTCTCTGTATTTTACAAATACGGTTCCGGCAGAAACTACTGTGGGCGGTGTTCCGAGCATGATTGTCTGGGGGTTGTCGCTATCTGACACGATATACTTCAACGAGGTTTCCTGTGCTTCCGTGTATTCCTGTGCCTCATCAATGATAAGCACGTCATACCCTTCTCCTAAACCTCCCGAAGATGTCCTTGTGCGAAATTCCACTACACCACCATCTCCGGTATACAAATGTTCCTTTCCAAATGCCTTAAACGAAGACGATATGTTAATCCCAGCTTTTTCACACATTCTGTCAAGCCTTTCCCATACAGCATGTGAGGTAGTCGCCCTATGTGCCGTATATAATATACGCTCCTTATTTTTTAAGCCCCATAGGCACCTGGCAAGGACATTTTCTGATTTTCCATTTCTTCTTGGAATGGAATATCCATATTTCTGATGCACCCATAGCCCCTCATCGTTAACTGCCATAATATCATTTTGCAGAAGCTGTTGCCATTCCAGAAGGTCATTTCCAGTAAGCGCGTATAATTCGGCAGCCTCCTGTCCTTTTGTTTCTGAATAAGGAAGAATAACGGATTGCGTGGGTGTCTGGCGTCCTAATCTTTTTTCTGCCATGACGTCCCTCCTGCTAATTTAACTATATCTTTTGCGGGCAATATCACCCCACTGCCCAAAGGGAATTTCTAAATCACCACACTTCCTTTAAAATAGACATAAAAATACCGTCCACCTTATCAGTGCACGGTATTTACTCCTCTATTTCTTTTACCATAGATTCAAACATTTCTTTGTCACTAAGCTCTTCCATGTAAAAGAGGTCCCCATCTTCAAACATATTTTTTTCCGCTTCTGCCTTTGACGATGCATACTCTATTACGATTGCATTTTCCCATGATAATCCGGTAACCATAAAGAATTCATCATTTCCGACCATGAAGCATTTTTTTCCGGAAACATTAAATGGCTTCCCATATCGCTCTTCAAATTGTCTTTCCAACAATACGCAGCGTTCTTCAATCTGTTTTTTCTTCTCCTGAGATGTCATAACGTTTTGTTCCTCCTTCCCCTGTTGATATTTTATAATATGCCCCGCCGTGATGACTTTTCTTTTCCGGGTGATACTGGAATACTCCATCTCCCCCGAAATTCACTTTAAATCCCCCACCCTCTTCGAAGCTTACCCCTTTCAAGCTCCCTCTTGCCAGCGGTTTTATTGTGTATCCTTCGTTTTCCAATTCTCTTTTCAATCTTTCCGGAGAATATCCTCTTAATAGCTTCGGGTGACTTGCAATTTGAGAAATAAATTCTAACCCATTTTCAGATTTTATTCTTTTTTCCTTTTCTTCGGGTGACTCTATACGGATTTCCTTTTGTTCTTTTGCCTTTATTATACCACTTTTCCTGTTTTTCGACCACTGTTTTGTATGTACATTTTGGCGTTTCCCGTTTCCAGGTTCATATTCCACAATACATCTGCAATTTTTATGTCTTCTAAACACATCATTTCCAGTATCAGATACCATTTCATAATCATATAGTCCCACAAGTTTGTCGCACCACTCGCAGCACTTTCTGGTTGATGTCCTTCTGATTTTAGGATTTAGCCCGGCTTTATATTGGAAGTCAGCATTTGCTCTGATAGTATCATCTACTACTGATTGTAAAAAGTTTACAATGGGTTCCCCCAGCATATATGCAACATCATCATATTTGTCTTTTCCAGATACAATATCTATAATCCCTTTTACCCTATCCTCATTCATCTCCGGCTTAATCGCTTTGATTCCTATACCAGCCGCTTCATTCAGCGCTTCCTGAACCTTTGCCGATGCCTCAGCCACCAATTCATAATTCTTTTCCAACATGGGGCTGATAGTCCTATCCGCAATATTATAATATAGCTTTCCGTCTGGAAGAATAGATGAGGATAAATTCTTTTGAAAAGCAGCTGATAGCGTTTCTCCTGTTTCAATCGCAAACCCATTTGCTTCTCTATATGTAGCTTTCCCTTCCTCTATTTTTTTATATATTGTCCGGATTTTTTTATTTCCTTTGAACTCCTTTTGAAAATCTCCCTCTATCTGTTTCAAAATTTGAGGTGCAATATCTTCCATGTCCGCTCCTTAAAATCCTGTTAAATCTCTCAATTTATCCTTATCAATATAACCTGGTATTGCCTGGTTTATTTTGATTGCTCCATCTCCGTAAGAACTCAGCGCCGCTGCGTCCGGTTCAAACACTGGCTCCCACTTGGGCTTTGTCAGGTAAAATTGTCTGCGCTCATACGGGAAATCATCTCTCAGACACACAGACAAATATCCAACGTTTAAAAATCCTGTTCCAAATGTCCTCTGTGCTTTTCTCGCAATCAATCTTAAATTTTCATGGCTTGCCTTAATTGCTTCAGCGCTGGAAGGATTGTCTGTAACAAATCCAAGGTCATCTAAGGTCAACCCTGTTTCTCCGGCGAATAATCCGGCGAACATTTTAAGCTGTTCCGTATGAGGACTCATGCTCTGCTGCTGAAACTGTCCAAATGTCGGCTTATCGCCCTCGTCATCTTTTGTAATTTCAATTAGTGATGACATTGTGGCTTTCCATTTATCCAACGGATCGGATTCTTGTGATGTTCCGACTACATATTTCTGTGGAAATGAATAAAACTCTGCTGCAATCTCAGAACGCTTCACCGTCCTCATTGCGCTGTTTACAATATCCATGCATGCCCTGCTGATTCTGCTGTGTCCAAATGGTCTTACTGCGTCCGGGCGAAATATAATAGGCACCAGTAATGGATACGGCGCATTGTTTGGTATATCTCTGAAGCTCCCATTCTGGAATACCCTTATATTTCCGGCTGTGAAATAAGCTTCTACTGTCGGACAATCTAAATTATCCCTTTTAAGTACTGCATACCCCTCTTTTAGCAGTCCGGTTCCCTGGTCGATAATACCGGTTGCGTTTGCCCCGTCTATAATTTCCAATTTGGGGAATCCGTTATTGTCCTCTGAAATATACACAAAACAGCAAGAGGATATTAATGCCGATAAGACCGCACTATCAAAAAATGTGTCCGGATTATTCATTGCAAATATCTCCTCGATATTGAAATTATCCTCTGCGAATTTCCGGAAGACAATTCTGTCAGCTAAACTATCCACAGCTTTTCCGCACCACCCCAAGACAGTTTGCATATTCCTCAGTTCTGGCGGTGTGGAAATCTGAAAATCCTTTATGCGATTTTTCATTTCGTAATACTCATAACGGGTTTTTACACGATTCCTCTTTTGTTCCAGCCGATTTTTTAAATATTTCATTCCTTTATATTCAACCATTTCATGCTCCTTTTATATGGCGTGTGTTTTTTTTCACAGTGACCGCGTGAAGTTCATTCCCATGTACAGTGGGGGAGGTATGCCCCCTCTATCCTTTCATTATCTTTCTGATTTCCTTCCAGTTAAATGTATGCGGAAGGAGATTGTTGCTGATTATTTCCTCTGCACCATTCAAGCTCTTTTTCTCAACGAGCTTATCACTCTTCTGCCTGTTGCAAGTCCAATGTGTAAGTTGTAAGTTGTCCAAATCCGAAGGGTGACCTCCCTTGCTCACCGGAATAATATGGTCAATGCACGGTGATAACGGGTGTGGATACTTGTAAGAAAAATCAACAGGCTTGCCGCATATTCCGCACACTGTTTGAGTTGCATATATTTTCTTTTTATTCTTATCAAACATGGCTCGATGTGTTCCATCTCTATCTGGCCTGTATCCCATTGTCAATCACCTATCTTCCTTGCCTGTGAGTTCAGTGGATCCTCTGGGGCTCTAACCTGATGAGCTAAAGGTCCATAAAAAAGACACCTGACTGCTGCCAGATGCCTCTTACCGGTTTAAGTTCATACACCGTAAACTTATACCACCACCGAAAATGGTCGGTTTTGACTTTTTCCGTTGCAACCCACATGCGCCGTTATGCCGGTTGCTTGATGGTTTCCAGTCTTTCGCGACTGATTTTGATATGGCAGTAACATAACCATGAAGTAGACTGCCTGCTGCCGGCGCGCGACAATAAAAATACATTTAATCAAGAGGGGCAGCGGTCTTTTGCTTTTGCACGGCGCCGCCAGACCGATACGGCAGAAGGTTTTGAAGCCTTAGTGCCGTCCCTGGGATTGGTATCGTCAATCCCGCTGCCTCTTAACCGCCAAGCTTAACGTTATTGGAAGCGGATACCTATATCCGGTCTGGTATCAACCGATTCAGCAACAGGGCTGTGACACCCTGCTGCCGTTACACAATCTTAAAGGAGTACTATTATGAAATCCATTCCGTTTCTCGTTCCAGTATAAATACTATCACAGAATAAGCGAACATAGGCGAACATTTTACAAAATTTCTTCTTTTTCCAGATATCTATTATGCCGGATTCGGCAATTATCCTTTGTATACTCTATTTTTCTCTTCGGATAGCGATAATTCATTTTCATAGCCACCATATCCCATGTCAAGTCATCTATGTAATAAAGCCTGAATATCTGTCTTAAATCACTTTTTGGAATTGCATTTATGAAATTATCTACTGCATTCACTGCCTCATGCAGCTCATCTTCCATAATCCGAAGTTTTGCTATTCTCTTTTTTAACATAGCTTTTACCGTACTGTATTCAGGAATCGGAAAGCCCGTTATCTTTATGCTGCCTATAGTACCGTCCTTCCTGGTTCCAGTCACTGAGTCAGAAACTACGCCCTGTTCCTCGATTTTCCGTAATCTCAACTCATCTCTGCTTATCCTTTTCCTTAAATCTTTGATTTCTTCCCGAAGTTCGCAATATTGGATTAAAATATCCTTTGTTATTTCCACCGGAATCACCTCTTGTATTCATTTCCTGTTTCCTTATCCCGCAATCCTGTAATCTCCAACCCCGACACACTCGCTGCTGCGTTCAGCATTTTATATACCCGCCATATATGTTTTGGCATCTTACTGGCTCTATGTACTGCCGTATCCGCAGTAGGGTCCTTATAGCCTTCTCCATTCACGTTTCTACCTCCCTGTAAACATTTCCTGCACACCTGCTGTCCTTCTGGGATTATTTCTCCACAGCATACACATCTGTCTTCCATACTACAGATATTCCTCCACAATCCATCGCAGCGATTCCAGCATGTCTGCCTTTGTGATGTTTTTAATATGCGTCCCCTGAGTTACCTCCTGTATTGCGGTAAGCTTGTCCTCTGGGTCGTACTCGTCCGAATGGATATTTTTTATAATTCTTAACATCATTCCTCTTGTCATTTGTCTACTCCTTTTTATTAAACCGGTTGCTGATATGCTCTCGGAAACGTCCTGCTGCCATCTGGTCTTCCCGGGGAGTTATTAAATATCCCCGGTGCTGACAGTAGCAATCTCCTGTTTGCAGGTCTGTTTTACATTTATTACAGTTGTTACAGTTCATGGTTCTCCTTTCGTTCCTTTAGGTGTGCATAATATCTTCCAAAATATCTTTCCAATTCTTCCCTGTCGTCTTTTGCCATAGCCTTTATCAGGTCTATAGCATTATCAAGTTCCAGTATATAGTCGCAGATTAATTTGACCGGGGAATCATCATCATATACAGTCATAGTTTCCTCTTCCTGTATAACATCTTCCGCTTTTATAATCCTTATATTATTGATTACACGATTCTGAAGGATTGTTTTTATAAATTCTGCGGATTCTTTCAAAGTGGTATCTGAATCCTCTGCTAATTCCCCTGATATCTCTATCAATATTTTTCTTATGATTTTCATATTGTTTCTCCATTAATTGCTAATTTTCTTGATTTTTACCAAACATTCTGCAAGCAATCCTGCTCCCTGCGCGTATCTCATTCGGTCTTCTGATTCTGCATTTTCCCTTTACTCCTCCACGCTGTCCGCTTTCTCCACGGATAAAGAAAATACAGTCTTTACAATATTTCTTCATCTTCTCCGCTCTAGCTGTCACCTCAATTCTTCCGCGTGGTTGTATATACATTCTTTGCAGCCTTTTTCTCGATATCCAACACACTCTTTCTCAAAATCAATGTGTGCGTCATCTGATAAAGGGCAGCTATAAGTGTGCTCCATAATATAATTAACAAAATACTCCTCTTTTTCCGTCACACTTGTTCACCTCCGTTAAATTTCAGTTTTCCTCATTGAGCCAGTCTCGTATAAAATCCCGTCCATGGTCATGTTTACACGTTTTAAAACATCCAGTTCCAAAATCTTGGCATCTTTCATCACATTCAAAATCCTGTTCATAGAGAATTTCAATTAAATCTTCCTCACTTGCACTCCTTATAATGTCTATGTTCTTCATTCCGCACCTCCGCTAAAGATTAATTTACTTTAAAACCTCCATATCATATCCACTCATTACAAACTTCTCGCATAATGGGCGATTGCAGCCATTTCCCAACTTTGCGTAAATCAGTTCCATATCTTCTTCAGAAAAATCTGTGTCAAGAAACATATTGATTCCGTTTAACATAAACTCATGCAGTTGGTTATTTCTCTTTTTGGATTGATATGGTTCTGACTTAAAAGCTGCCTTGGAACACCATTCAAGTACCTTACACTTGATTTCTTCATCAAATTTACAGTTAGAAATATTGAAGCAAGCTACTCCACTTCTTTCTGGAATAAATTCCCCATTATCGTTTATGAAACCTCCCGTAAAAGATTTTAATAACTTCAACTCTACATTGGTCATTCTTCCACTCATCCTATCTCTTTCACCTTTGATTTACGCAAACTTTAACTGCTGCTCACTTTCATCAATAATGATATTCGGCATTCTTTCCCCTGTTTTCAGATATGGACAATTTGCCTCTACCAGCTTCTGCGCCATAATCGGCACTACACTGTTCCCAATCCTGGCTACCTGCTCTTTGATTGGGTACGCTCTCCCTTTAATGTCTCGATTTATGATATAGTCCTTTGGGAATCCCTGCATCAGCTTCAGTTCCTCCGGTTTCAACATTCTTAGAAAGATATCTTTCAGAATATATTTTTCTCCTTTTATGTCTAAAACTACATTCACAAGACCAAACCTGTCCTTTGTTGTTATTGTATGCAACGGACAGTCAACAGTCTGGCAACTGCCTCCTGAACCATAATATTTAATCAGAAATGCTGATATCAGTCCAAAATGTCCAGGAGATGTTGTTATTGTATGCAAAGGCTCATCGCACCCCTGCCCAGTTCCGCTTTTATAAAATTTTGTGATGAATGCGGTCACAAGCCCGTATCTGTTGCTGGTATCTATAGTTTTTATTGGTTCCATTAATCGCTGTCCTCTGGAATCCCCTGCTTTCATTTCTCCGTGGTACTGGATTAAAAATGCAACAGCCTCTTCATTTTTCACAATATACGGTTCTGGATTTTCAAGAATATATTTCCTGATTCCATTTGCGATTCTTTTCTGCGTGGCTTCTGCAAGAGGCTTTTTTCTGGAGAAAATGGATTTCCCAAGATCTGACCAGTCAATAAACTCTCCACACTGTTTCCACTTCGGTTCCGAATCTTTAAAATGTGTTTGCTCTGGCCAGACAATATCTTTCCCATCTCTCCGGAATATTGCATACCATCGTTTCCGTGTTGTTGGCGCCCCATAATCTGCTGCTATCAGTTCCCTGCAGTCAAATCTATATCCCAAAGAACACATGGCCGTGATAAACCTTTTGTAATCTTCTCCTTTTCTTTCAGGAATCGGATATCCCTTCTCATCCAAAGGCCCCCACTGCTGTATTTCTTCTACATTCTCCATGATGATCACTTCAGGGAGTATTTCTCTTGCGTGTTTGAATACTGCCCATGGAAGGATTCTCAAGCCGCTCTTTCGTGGCTGACTTCCTTTTGCCTTACTGTGTGATGTACAGTCCGGTGATGCCCACATTAATTTAACCTTTCTTCCTTTTACGATACCTTTTAAATCTGCTTTAAATATATCTTCTGTGAGATGTATCGTATCCGGGTGATTAACCTTGTGCATTCTTATAGCTTCTGGATCATGGTTTACTGCTACGTCCACCTGCCTGCCCAATGCCATCTCGATTCCTACACTTGCGCCTCCTCCGCCTGCGAAGCAATCTATTATCAATCCTACTTCCATCTTATGCCTCCCTGATGATCTCATCCCTGATTTGCTTATCTGTCAGTTTCTCTAGCCCTGCTGCACCGAAGAACACTGCTCCTGCCGATGTGATCTGGATACATTCCAGCCAGCTCTCTGCTTCTACTTCTTTCCCTGCGTAAATAGTCTTACGCTTACGCAGGTATTTATGTCCGGGGATTAGTTTCTTTTTATCCATTCTGCCTTCTCCTGTTTTATATAAAATCATCAATACTCATTTGACCTGGTATCTCGCAACCGTCCGGGATATTCTCCCATTCTACCCCGATGTAATCTAATACACGTCCCCAGCCGTATTTTTCTCCTGTTTTTTCATCTGTGCAGCACCAGTACATGTAAAACTCCCACTCCTTAGGGTTCCTTTCTCTGAGTAAGTCAAATCGATGTGGGCGTTTCTCTATGTGTACCCCAAATCCGCACATGCTGCAGCCTGTTCTTTGGGCTTTTGTCGTGTATAGGGTTCCGTCCGGCTTACGTTCTATGCTTCCGTAGATTTCCGGCACTGGTACGTCTAACTCTAAAGCAAGCTGTAGAATATCCTGCCTGAGAAATGGGGTAAACGGAGCGGAACGTATAACCGTCTTCCCGAAGTAATTACAGCCATGCTCTACAAGCGCGTCCTGCCTTTGACCGCCTTCGCTTGCCATTAATCCCAGAAATGGTTTGCTATTGTGTTCTTTTGCCCATTTCTCGCAGGGCTGCTCTTTCATGTAAAGGCAGCATTTATTGCTTACTTTAAAGGGAGGTGTCTGGTAATGCACGCCCTCGTTCTCATTTTCATACCCGCCAAAAAGCTCCAGCCACTTATTCGGCAGCTTCATACGGCTGTTCTTGGCATAATGCCCTTGAGCCCCACACTCTCCGGTCATAATTGCATGCCGTACCGTTTTATTTCTTTCTGTTGGGTGCTGCAGGGTTTCTATTTTTCCGGCAATACGCTTTGACAATACAGGGAAACCATATTCCTGTAGGATTTCCGCTTTGGTTTTCCCGGGTTTGATGCTGATAACGCCTATCTCCTTGTGAATCTTCTGTATGCTTTTATCCTCCAGCAAAGATACGGATATTGCTGGAACATCAATGCCGATTTTTCTTAGAAAGAATAGCAAAGTAATACTATCCAGACCTCCCACACTTACATGGGCGTTCAGTCCCAGTTCGTCCAGCTTTTCTATAAATTCCCAGGCTCTTCTTTCTGCACGTTTTACCTTTACTTCATACGGTAGTGCCTGCATTGCTGTCATCTGGGCTACTTTCTTCTTTTTGTTTTCCTTAAACTCTTCCAGTGTGTCTGTTCCCACGTTTCTTTTCCCTCCTCTCCGTAACAGCCGCCCATATCAGCGCAAATATCACCTCTGCCATAAGATACGGTAATAATAAAAATGCAAAACACAGGCCTGCTGCCGTGCCGATGACTCCCTTATCCTCCGTCCAGTCCAAGATTCTGATTAGGGCAAATTCTTTTGTCAGGAAGACTGCTGCCATTCCGGCAACAGCTTCCAAAAATGCTATGGTAAGTAAAGCTGTCAACATGTCACTTTCCTCTTTTCTGTAAAATCCCATTTTTCAAGCTCCTGAAGGATAAACTCTTCTTTTGGATCTCCCTCTGCAATGGCAATATCGCATTTTAAGGTACAGGCTTCGTTCTGCCACCAGATTGAATACCTGTTATTTCCCAGCGGCAGGCTTACAGGACCCTCTTCTTTTTCCCTGCTGCCGCTGTCTATCATACTTACGATATGTTCCGGGAGTATGACGCACTCCATGGTGCTCCGGTTCTGCAGGACTGCCAGTTCTCTTCTGCATGTGCGGATACGGATGTCGGTGTCTTTGTAAGCTGTCTTGAAGTATGTAGTATCCGGTCTGTAAACCTCTTCCGGAAGCAAATCCCGCTCTTCCCAGTTTGTGTCATCGCTTTTATAAAATGCCGCTGCCTTTCCCGGCGCCGGTATGGAACCAATCAGTTCAATAATGGCTGTCTTGGCTTTCTTCGGCATCATGGTCCTTTCCAGCCAAATGCTCCAGTATCCTCCCATAAGATAAATACCCTCGCCGTCATTGCCTACAGTAAGCCCCGTAGTGTTATATGCTTTTTTTATCAGGGCCTTAAATGCATTCATCTTTAAAAACATATGCTCATCTCCTCTTCTTTGCGTTTCTGATTATCTGTTTCTTTGGTTTCCTGCTGCCTACGCATCTTCCGCTTTGTCTGCCGTAGATAAAGGCAGTAAAGTTGTTTCTTCCCATGGTTCCTCCTAGGCGTTTTCAATCTTCCGGGTCAGGGCGTCTGCGATATCCTGATGTCCGGCTTCTTCCAGCACCTCAATGACTGCTGCTAGAGATACAAACCTTCCCTGCTCCCGCTTGTTTTCCTCTTCTATCAATTCCAGTGTTTCCATGTCCGGGTGTATGCCGCAGGTTTCCTGCATAGTCTTTGCCATGTCTGATAAAGTCACATAAGAGTTTCCGAACCGGTCATAACTCATACAGTCTTCGCTGTGCTTGTCCATTTGTTTCTCAAACCGTTGTAAACGGACGGAACGCCAGCCATGCTCTGCGTAGAGTACCCACATGGCAACAGTTTTCATGGTGTTCATAATTCTTTTTGCTAACATGTCATAAAGCTCTTCTACTGCCTTTTCCGGCAGGATAACGGAGATTCCTAATGCCCCCCGTCTTCTCAAGTCCTGTTCCAGGTAGTCCACGCCTTTTTCCTTTGCTACCCGGAGGGCGTAAGCTGCGCCCTCATTTCTCCACTTTTCTTCTTTCTTGTTCATGGCTTCCTCCTTGTATTGTTTAGCTGAATGGCAACTCTTCATCGATTCCGTCCGGAATGTTCATAAAGCCGTCTGGGTCTACCGTTGGCTGTCCTGCTGCCGTGTTGCTCTGTGTATTGC